TCCGTATATGTCCTGACCCAAGGACAATAATACGTGGGGGTCACTGGCGGACGCTGAGAAGTCTTCAGACAATAGATGACAAACGAGAGGGCATTCCTTTGAGTGTCCTCTTTTTTGTTATGACTAAGGAGATTACAATGACTGTTGAGAAATACACAAGCAGCAAAAGAGCACAGAAACAATCCATCGCAGATGACCTAGGGAAACCCTATGAGGACCTAGAGCCATGGGTGGATTACGACCCTATCGCTATCGATGAGATCGCCTGGCAAGTCCATAAGGGACGCACAGGTGTAGTATGGACTGGAGATTAATATGATCAACGAACATGATTTGAATGACTTTGTAACACAGGCACTAGAGACCACAGGTGACGTAGCCCTTGATGTCAAAGAGCACGAGGGCCAGACGGTTCTAGATATGAAGAACTTCTTGCACAAGTACACTGAGACTGTCGCCAAGATGCTATCCGAGAAGTGCGATAAGGCTTGGTACTTTGATGCAGCTAACCTCATCAGGCAGACCGCAGGGATCCCTATCTCTGTGTCCTCAGATGTCCAGTTGAGCATGAAGCTGCACCCTGAAGATGATCCAGAATAGGTGGTTCACCGTTCGTGACGAAGAGGGATCAGCGTTACGTCTGTTCGACACCAGAGCTGAAGCAGAGAGATTCCTTCAGCCTGGCTGGACGATCAACGAGAAGCCAATCCCGCCTCGCAAGTCAATCTATGAGCTGCTTGGTCCAGCTCCATTTTGACCTTCAGTTTTATTAAAGTTTCATGCACTTGCAGAAAGGAAATATGATACTAATCAAGTGGTTAGGCACGATCTTGTGTCTCATAGGGATCACTCTCACGAGCTTCAACGTGTACCCATTGAACGTGATCTTCAGTCTCATTGGGTCTGGCTTGTGGACACTCGCTGGGTTTCTCCAAAGAGATCCTCCGTTGTTTCTCGTGGAGTTCGTAGCAGTAGCAATTTATTTCGCAGGGCTGATCTCCTGGTTGGTGATGTGATGGTGTGGCTGTGTCCACCCCTGAACCTCAGGAATTGGAATAACTATTGGAAATGGAGGGAAAAGACTTTGGCTGATATTTCAATGTGTAAAGATGACCAGTGTCCAATGAAGACGGACTGTTATCGCTTCACTGCACAGGTCAATGAGTTTAGGCAGTCGTATTTCACAATCTCACCAAGAGAAAAGAACGACTGCGATTATTTTTGGGATAACGAAAGGAAGAGTAATGGCACGAATGATAACTAAGACGAGAATCACCCTTGAAGAGGACATTCTGAAGCTTTGGAATATCAAGGAAGATCTAGAGACATTCCTTCAGATGTATTGCGATAACCCGCAACCCATGACTGAAGATCAAGTCTACAATTACCTTCACTCGATCAGCAATGTCCTAGACCTTCGCATGGAGCGACTCTGGGACACCTTCTGTCAGTGCTTTGAGTTGGACGAGTATGCCAACGAGGAAGCCATCGCTGCTCGAATCAAGATGTGGCAGGATAGCCAGAAGCAGGAGAAGCCCAAAAAGAAAGGGAAGAAAACATGAAGCGACACATCATCAGCCTGACGATCGTGACCTTCCTTCTGGGCCTGGTGCTGGGGTTCATCGGGGGCAAGGCTCACGCCCAGCAGAACACCTACACTGACCAATATGGGAGAGTGGTAGGGCAGGGGAGCACGGTGGGCATTCAGACCACCTACAGCGATCAGTATGGACGGACAGTGGGGTATGGCTATCAGGTGGGCAATCAAACCACCTATGTCGATCAGTACGGAAAGACCCTTGGGTATGAGTCCCAGCTTGGGACCAACCCTATCCCTCAGTCCAACCCATACGGACCCAATGCGATGCCTGATCCATTTACCAAGAGGTGATCTATGAAGCAGCTAATTTTGATATGTTTTGTTTTCGTAGCGGGGGTAATGGCGACTGAGTATGGCAAGCAGTACAGCACCTACCTCGATACCCTTGAGTGTGGGGTCTACAAGCCAGGCTGGTCCACCGTGGTGGCTTATGAGGATGGAGAGCTGATCTGCATCTATCGCCAGCAGGATTGGCCCCAGAGGACACACTCAGGGAGAGCCGCATGAAGGTTGTCATCATTCTAGAGGACACCACCAAGGGCATCTACCCTGAGGTTCGTTGGAAGGGAAATGGGGTCTGCGACCACCCTCCAGACAGCCTCTCGCTACACCTTTGTACTCTACTCGTGAAACAGATCGAGGAGCTGGCAAAAGCGGGTGCACTGGTGGTCGTTAAAGAGCCTACGAGACCCGAAGCTGAAGCTTCACAAAGGCATCTCGGATAGCGGCTGACTCGGATCGGAAGGGGCCGTCCTCATCGACGGCTACCACTTTGCCTTTCTGGGTTCGCTCCCAGTACCACCCGCCATAGCGCAGTGGTTCGCCTTTTATGCGGGTCCCATTCCAAACCTTGGTTGTGGTTCGCCCCGCAAAATAGATCTTCACCCCGGACTTTTTGACCTGGTTGATGAAATTTGTAGGCAGCCTCAACGCCTCCTCCTGTGTGGTTTTGATTACCAGTTGGAGACTGCTAATTGCATGCAATGGTTGTCAAGCCCTCAGTGCCTAATTTTTAGGACGTTTGCCTATCTTTTCCACGCTTACCATGTGGTGAGAATTCGTTGACGGCTGACTCCCTATGATTCAGACTCTCTTGATCTGAAATCAAACGAAGGAGTCGGATCATCATATGCAAACGCATGAAGCTTTTAAGTTACTCTCAGGTATTCAGAGGTTAGACCCTGAGATGCCACTACAACAGGTGATGTGCCTGTTGGTTATAGCGGAAGCAGAAGATGGCTTGTCACTGACCGACGTAGCGAAAAAGGTAGGAATAAGCCTGACAACTGCATCACGTTATGTCAGTGCCCTTGGTAAATTGAACAGACATCGTACCGATGGTTTGAAATTCATCGAGTCTCACGAGGACCCGATGGAGAGACGGAAGAAGATAATACGCATAACAACCAAGGGTAAGATCGCCCTTCGCAGCATTCTAGGAGATGGCTATGCCGATATTCAAACGAGGTAAGAGTTTTATGGTGTCTGTAGGGAGCGGAGAATACCGCTTTAGGCAGTGTTACAAGACAATGGACGAGGCCAAGCTTGCAGAGCTAGAGGCTATTGTTCGTCACAACACCACTGGGTCAGCTTTGATCCCAACGGTGAAGCCCAAGGTAGTGTTAGGACACACCCTCAAGGACGCCTTTGAGCTGACTTGGCGTGTCCATTGGTCGCAGGACAAATCCCCAAAGACTCACGATGACGCCTGTCGTTGCATCTTTCGTGTGATACCCAGCGACACTCAGCTCACGGACATCAAGCCTGACCTGATCCTTGAGGCCATCGAGGATTGGGAGGAGCAGGGCAACTCAGGCTCCACCGTGAACAGGAAACTGAGTCACCTGCGCATGATGCTCAAGACAGCTCACGAGCGTGACTGGATTACCACACTGCCCAAAGTTCCAACACGCAGAGAGGGAAAGCATCGAATCCGTTGGATCAATGAGGCTGAGGAGCTGAAGGTTCTCACCACCTGCACCCACCTTGGACTCGATGAGCTGCGGGACTTCATCATCGTGGCGATTGATACGGGGTTCAGGCGTGGGGAGCTTCTCGGACTAGAGCCGAGAGACATCTTCAACGGGCTGCTCCACCTCCACGAGGGTGAGACCAAGACGGACAAGGCTCGCTCGGTTCCTGCCACAAGCAGGGTGGCTGAGATCCTCGCCCGTAGGTCCAACCAGCGGAGGATCTTCAACCTCACTGAGCCAGCCCTACGGCACCAGTGGCGGGTCCTTCGCCAGGCCATGAAGCTGGAGGACGATCCTCAGTTCGTTGTCCACATGCTGAGACACACTTGTGCGTCAAGGCTGGTTCAACGTGGGGTGCCATTGGCGGTAGTCCAGAAGTGGATGGGACATTCCAACATCCAGACCACCCTGCGTTATGCCCACCTCGCCCCTGAAAGTCTTATGGTGGGCAAGGAGGCTCTCGAACAAGTATCTGAGAGGCCAGCCCTGCGGCTCGTTAACGGCTGATAAAGGGTTGTCACAGGCTTGGTTCTGTGTCAGAAGACGGCCACAAAATGGGCACAAAAAATGACACTGCCCATTGAAAACATTGGGAAAAAGTCTTTCCGGAGGCTTTAGGTTCCGGTGACGCAAGTCGTGTGGGTTCGAGTCCCTCCGCCCGCACCAACAATCTCCCTAAGGAAAACTGAAGAGAACCCCTTGTAAACCAAGGGGTTTTCTTTCGTTTGACAGCAAGAGTTACCAATGGCCATGTGTTGTCCAGACAAGACAGTTACATGGAGGTAAGACTGTGACAACTTTTTCTGTCACATTGTGCCAACCCCTTACCGACAGGCAAGGGAATTTTGGACAAACCCAGAACATCGGACTGAAGTATTCCTATAGTCCGACAATTGGATATCCCCACAAGAAATCTATAGGTTTACTCTTAAGGGGTATTAACTATATATTCACCGATATAGAAAGAGCTATGACTACACTACAAGCTGAACATGAAGACGATCTAATGACTATCCAGATCCGGCTCGAAGAGGAGATGACCCGAAGGGGTCAGGAGCGGTATCTCAGAGATGTGAACAAGGCCAAACAGGCCCAGAGGGAGGAAGGCACCGCTTACGGTCAGACCATCCTCGCTCACCGACTGGACACACTCGCCAAAGGCATCAAGGAGTGGATTGACGAAGCCTCTCAGGGCGTGGCGGGGAACCGCAACATCGCCTTCAAGAAGGTCAGGGACATGGACCCCAACACCCTCGCCTTCCTGACCCTCAAGAACGTCCTGGCGGGGGTCTCATCGATCCGCACCGTGCAGTTCGTGGGCGTCGCCATCGGCACTGCCGTGGAGGACGAACTCCGCTTCGCCAAGGTGCGGGAGATCGAGAAAAAAAAGTACGAGAAGCTGGTGGCAGGAGCTAAAAAAAGATCAAGCTACCACTACAAACATATCTATGCCGTGCGCCAGGCGCAACGCATTGACGAGTGGGAGAAGTGGACTCGCACCGATCGCCTTCATGTCGGAGTGAAGCTCATGGACATCTGCATGGCGACGGTGGGGATCGTGGAGATCACCCATCAAAAGATTGAGAAAGATCAAGCTCTGAAATATGTCCGTGCCGTGCCCGAAACCCTCGACTGGATCGAGCGCAAGAACGACATCACCCAGTTCCTCAGACCCGTCTACGAACCCATGGTGGTGCAACCCAAGGACTGGGAGGATCCGTTCTCGGGCGGCTACATCAGCTCCAACATCAAGCCCTTGAAATTGGTCAAGACCAAGAATCGGGCTTACATGGACGAGCTGCGCAACGTCGACATGCCGATCGTCTACGAGGCAGTGAACGCTCTCCAGCGCACTCCTTGGCAGATCCACAGCCAGGTGCTGGAGGTGATGCAGACGCTCTGGGACAACGGCTCCGAGCTGGGTGGATTGCCTCCTCGTGAGGGACGCCCCATGCCGCCCGTGCCTCAGGACATCGAGACCAACGAGACGGCCAAGAAGGAGTTCAGGATCGCCTCAGCCAAGATGCACATGCAGAACCTCTCAATTCTAGGACAAAGGATTGGGTTCTCCATCGCCTTGGGGATCGCCAAGCGGTTTGAGCCGTATCGGAAAATTTATTTTCCCTACCAGCTCGACTTCCGTGGACGCATCTATGCGGTGCCTCACCTCAACCCGCAGGGATCCGACTACCAGAAGGCTCTCTTGCGGTTCGCCAATGGCAAACCCTTGGGCGAGGAGGGATGGAAATGGCTGGCTATCCACGGTGCTAACGTGGCTGGCTTTGATAAAGTGTCCTTAGAGGACAGAGTGAATTGGGTACAGGATAATGAAGAAGAAATCATTAGAATTGCGAAGGACCCGTATAATAATCGGGGGTGGTGCACCCAGATCCAAGACGTATCAATCGATAAGCCTTGGCAATTCTTGGCGTTTTGTTACGAGTGGCTCGGTTACACTGAACATGGTGACTCGTTCGTATCGAAACTGCCCGTGGCTATGGACGGTTCATGTTCTGGAATCCAACACTTCTCCGCTATGCTCCGTGACCACCACGGTGGAGCGGCCGTTAATCTCGTTCCTCAAGAGCTTCCTGCTGACGTATACCAATTGGTCGCCAATAAGGTCATCGAGAAAGTCAAGCACGACGCCCAGTTTGGGACAGACGACGGACTGGGACACACTGACGAGGGTACACCGTATGTGGTTGAAGGCACCAGAACCCTTGCCTCCCAGTGGTTGCAGTTCGGAATCACACGAAAAGTAACCAAGCGGTCAGTGATGACCCTGGCTTACGGCTCTCGTGAGTACGGCTTCAAGGAGCAGCTCATGGAGGACATCATCCGTCCCGCCAAACAGGCCTCGATGATGGATCCGTCCCGCTTCCCCTTCTCGCACGATGGCTACCGAGCCGCAGCCTACATGGCCAAGCGGATCTGGGTGGCTGTCAACGAGACCCTGGTGAAGGCGTCGGAGGCCATGAACTGGCTGAAGCATGCCGCTTCCCTTGCCGCTCAGGAACAGTTGCCAGTTCGTTGGACTTCTCCCGTCGGCTTCCCGGTGATGCAAGCCTATCCCGATCTCGCTTTGAGAACCGTCAAGACGGCCATCAACGGCAAGACCGTGAAGCTCACCATGTATGCCGAGAAGGACAAGCTTGACAGACGGAAACAGTCTCAGGGCATCGCCCCCAACTACGTCCACTCCTGCGATGCAGCCCACATGATGCTGACGGTGGTGCGAGCCAAGCAGGCTGGGATCCACAACTTCGCCATGATCCATGACTCGTTCGGGACCACGGCAGGAGACGTCGAGGATCTCTACCATGTGGTGCGGGAGGGCTTCGTGGAGATGTACGAGGAGATCCCTGTGATCGAGACCTTTCGGGATGAGATCCTGCAACAGCTCTCGCCTGACAACCGGGTGAACCTGGTGGACCTGCCTGAACGGGGCGAGCTGGATCTGAAGCGGGTGTGCGAGTCACGCTATTGCTTCGCCTAGATCGTTACCACTCAGTAACAGTTTCCTTTAGTCCGACACTTGGATAGACGAGGTAAGTTTTGGAGAATCAAATGTTTAACGTTGTAATGCCTGATGGCACAGTCCGTGTAGTTAAGACAAAGGCGGAAGCCTTCCGATTGATTGCAGAAATGAAAGAAGCCTACCAAGGCTATTTGAAATAAGGAATTATATGAGTAAGAAACCTAAGCTGGAACGCTTCGTCACACCGATGGGCGTAGCGCAGTATCCCCACCTGAACAAGCCTGACACAAAGTTCAATCCAGACGGAGAGTACAAGGTCAATATCGAAATCGATAACCCTGATGCAGTCAACACTCTCTCGTCCTTCTTGGATGAACAGATGGCTGACTCCTTCGCCAAAGCCCAGGAAGAGAACAAGGGCAAGAAGATCAAGCAGGCCGATGCGCCTTACACGCTGGATGAGAACACAGGAAAACTGACTGTTCGCTTCAAGCTTAAGGCTAAGGTCACCCCTAAGAATGGTGATCCTTTCGAACAGCGAGTCGCCTTGTTTGACGCCAAGGGTACGCCCATGGTCACAGCCCCTAACGTGGGTGGTGGCTCAAAGATCAAGGTGTCCTACGAAGTGATGCCGTTTTATACCGCATTGATTGGCGCAGGTATTTCTCTGCGAGTTCGTGCTGTGCAGATCATTGATCTGGTTGAGTACAGTGCGGCAGGTGCTGGAGCCTATGGCTTCGGTCAAGAAGATGGCTACGAGGCGGATACCACCGCCACTAAAAATGAGTTCACCGACGCAACGGAAGAGTCCGAAAAGGACTTCTAAACCTTTCTCGTCAAAACAAGTCGGGCTGAAGTATGGCTTCCGATCTGGACTAGAAGAAGCAATTGCTGAAGACCTCACCTCGAAAGGGGTGGGGTTTACTTTTGAAGAGACAGTTATTCACTATCAGAAACCTGCCAAGCTTTCAAAGTACACTCCAGATTTTGTTTTAGAGAATGGTATCATCATCGAATCAAAGGGACGGTTCCTGACTGAGGATCGACAGAAACATCTGCTGATCCAAAAACAGAACCCGTTCATGGACATAAGATTTGTATTTAGTAATTCAAAAACCAAGATCAGTAAGCGTAGCAAAACAACATATGCCGATTGGTGCAACAAGCACGGCTTCCAGTTTGCTGACAAGCTTATCCCTGAATCTTGGCTCAAGGAATAATATGTATAACGCAAATACCAAGGACAGGAAACGCACAGATTATATTGCGGTTCACTGTTCGGCTACATCCGAGAAGGCGGACATTGGTGCCGCTGAGATCGACAAGTGGCATCGAGGACAGGGTTGGGCTTGTATTGGCTACCACTACGTCATCCGACGCAATGGGGTCATCGAGCCAGGCCGTAAGGACACCCAGGTGGGTGCCCACGTCCAAGGCTTCAACGAAAGCTCCATCGGCATTTGCATGGTGGGGGGCGTTGACGCCAATGACGTAAACAAGGCTGTCAACAATTTCACCCCTGAACAGTTCGCCTCGCTCAAAAAGCTGCTGGACGAACTCAAGGCTCGCTATCCTAATGCGAAGGTTCAGGGACACCGTGACTTTCCCAACGTCAAGAAGGCATGTCCTTGCTTTGACGTGGCTAAGTGGCTGAAAAGTTTCTAGCCAAAAAATTTAGTAGTGATCTCCTAGTTGTACTTTCGGGGTGGGCTTCGGCTCACCCCTATTTTTTCAAGACAAGGACTTATGCAGACAGAAAACGATAGCGAATTCCTCCGTCACATACCTTGTGACAACTGCGGATCATCAGACGCCAACAGCTTGTATTCCGATGGGCATACATTCTGTTTCAGTTGCAACACCCACAAGAGTGGAGATGGCTCATGCACCTCCGAGCCTGCCCAAAAGAAATCTTCGAGCACCTTAATCTCTGGCACCTACCAGGATCTCGCCAAGCGGAAAATCCGGGAGGAGACCTGTCGGAAGTTTGGCTACCAGGTTGGCGAGTACAAAGGACGCATTGTCCAGATTGCCCCGTACTTCGATGCGAGTGGAACCCTGATTGCCCAAAAGATCCGTGGTGCCGACAAGTCCTTTACGGTTCTGGGTGAGATCGCCAAATCCCAGCTCTTCGGTGCCAACCTGTGGAATCAGGGAAAGAAGCTTGTCATCACCGAAGGAGAAATCGATGCACTCACCGTTTCGCAAGTCCAAAATAATAAATGGCCCGTCGTCTCTGTCCCAAATGGAGCGCAGGGTGCTCTTAAAGCTATCAAGAGAAATCTCGACTATCTGCATCGTTTTGAAGAAGTCATCTTCATGTTCGATATGGACGAGCCGGGACAGAAGGCAGCGCAAGAGTGTGCAGAGCTTCTTGAGGCGGGTAAGGCAAAGCTTGCGTCCCTACCATTTAAAGATGCTAACGAGTGTCTTCAGAACGGGAGACCGGAAGATATCGTACAAGCGATATGGAACGCTAAGACCTTCCGTCCTGATGGTGTTATCTCGGGAGCCGATCTCTGGGATCAAATCAACTCCGAAGAAATCGTGGAATCCATCCCCTATCCTTGGGGCGGACTCAACGATCTCACTCGGGGCGCACGAAAGGGCGAGCTGGTCACCCTTACGGCTGGTTCGGGGGTAGGCAAGTCGGCGATCGTTCGAGAGATAGCCCACCACCTCCTGGCTCAGGGTGAGACCGTTGGCCTGCTCATGCTGGAAGAGAACCCGAAGCGCACAGCCCTTGGACTGATGGGTATCGATCTCAATAAACCGCTGCACCTATCTAAAGAGGGAGTAACTGATGAGGCATTACGCAAAGCTTTTGATAATACTGTTGGCAACGATCGTCTTTATTTGTACAACCATTTCGGCAGCAGTGACATTGGCAACCTTATTTCTAGGGTTCGATATCTTGCTAAAGGCTGCGGCTGTAACTGGATTATTCTCGATCACCTTAGCATTGTTGTTAGTGGTCTTGGCGATGGTGATGAACGAAGACTTATCGACAATGCTATGACCTACCTCCGCACCCTGGTCGAAGAGACTGGCGTGGGGATGTTCGTGGTATCACACCTGAGGAGACCCGAGGGTGACAGAGGACATGAGCAGGGAGCCAAGACATCTCTCTCCCAGCTCAGAGGATCTCATTCGATTGCCCAGCTCAGTGACATGGTCATTGGCTTGGAGCGGGATCAGCAAGGCACTAACCCCAACATCACGACAGTCAGAGTTCTGAAGAACAGGTTCTCTGGTGAGACAGGTATTGCAGGTTACGTATTGTATAATCGAGAAACAGGAAGACTGTCCGAGACTGACAACCCTCAGTTCAAGGACGAAACCAAACACTTAGAAAAGGAATTCTAATGTCGCAGAATGAAATTATCATCAACCATATCCGTCGTGCCAAGAGCATTTCGCAGCGTGAAGCCCTGATTGACCATGGGATCCAGTCTCTGACTAAACGTATTAGCGAGCTTCGTAGCATGGGATACAAGATCAAGACTGTTCACAAGAAGCACCCGATTACGGGACAGCGTTATGCCCGTTATGTTATGGGGCGATAAGATGAACTGGATGCTGGAAACAATGTTTATCACAGGAGTAACCTTTGGAATCGAATGGATGCCTCTTGGGCGTGTATGCGATGACGAAGGCTATGTTGTAATCGATATCTTCATCGTACGATTCTTGATTACATATTCACCGAATTAAATTAGCTAGTCGAGGGAGACAGCGTGGCACTTATATTTGACTTAGAAACAAACGGATTGCTGGATGATGTAACCAAGATCCACTGCATCGTTATCAAGGACACAGAGACAGGTTCAGTAATGCGTTATGAACCCAATCTGGTTCACTCAGGTCTCAGAATCTTGATGGACTTTGGACATACCATAGTAGGTCATAACGTTATCAAGTACGACATTCCTGTAATCCAAAAGCTCTACCCTTGGTTCAAGGTAGACAAGTCAAAGGTTCGTGACACGATCGTCTGCACTCGACTCATCTGGTCCAACATCAAGGACCATGATGCTCGCCTGATGCAGGAGGGTAGGCTCCCTACGAAGATGTATGGAAGCCACTCTCTTGAGGCCTGGGGTCATCGCTTGGGTAACTACAAGGGTGACTTCAAGGGTCCTTGGGATACCTTCACACAGGAGATGCTGGACTACTGCGTTCAAGACGTAGAGGTGACGGCTACCCTGTATGACAAGATCCTATCCAAGAATTACTCAGTTGCCGCACTGGAACTGGAGCATGACGTAGCATGGTTGATGGCGAAGCAGGAACGGAATGGCTTCTGCTTTGACACCCAGAAAGCAGCTACGCTGTATGCCAAGCTGGTGCAGCGGAGGGGGGAGCTGGAGCGGGAACTCAAGGACTACTTCGGGTCTTGGGTAATCCAGCTCCCCGACTTTATCCCAGCCAGGGACAACAAAACCCAAGGCTACAAGAAAGGCGTACCCGTCAAGAGAACCAAGACGATCGAGTTCAACCCCTCATCGAGGGATCACATCGCAGATCGCCTGATCAATCTCTATGGCTGGAAGCCCGTTGACTTCACCGAGGGTGGCAAACCCATGGTGGATGAAGACGTATTATCTAAACTGGATTATCCCCCATGCAAGCTGCTGACCGAATACCTCTTGATTCAGAAGAGGGCAGGGCAGTTGTCGGAAGGACAGCAAGCATGGATGAAGTCCGAAAAGAAAGGAAAGATTCATGGTTCTGTTAATCCTAACGGTGCTGTTACTGGCCGTGCAACTCATGCTTACCCTAATATCGCTCAGGTACCCAGCGGAGGTTCTGCTTACGGCCCTGACTGTCGTGAACTCTTTACTGTTCCTCACGGGTGGCATCTGGTTGGTGCAGATGCTTCGGGTCTAGAGCTTCGTTGCCTCGCCCACTTCATGGCAAAGTATGATGGTGGGAAGTATGGCGACGTTCTCCTGACCGGAGATATCCATACAGCCAATCAGGAAGCTGCTGGTCTCGATACTCGTAGCCAAGCCAAGACATTTATTTACGCATTCTTATATGGAGCTGGTGATGCCAAGATCGGGACCATTGTTGGTGGAGATGCGTCTGCGGGGAAAAGACTCAAGGTCAAGTTTCTTCGTAGTCTGCCAGCACTCGGAAGACTTGTCGATGCTGTTAAAGATTCTGCGTCAAGAGGCTACCTCATTGGGCTTGACGGACGACAGCTACACGTTCGAAGTTCACACGCAGCACTGAACACCCTCCTGCAATCGGCAGGGGCTTTGATCTGTAAACAGTGGTTGGTGATCCTCGAACAGGATCTCCAGGCTGAGGGATTGAAGCACGGCTGGGATGGTGACTACGCCTTCTGCGCTTGGGTTCACGACGAGGTTCAAATTGCTTGCCGATCTGAAACCGTTGCCAATCGAGTTGCTGAACTGGCGAAGGCTGCTGTGGTCAAGGCAGGAGAGCATTTCAGTTTTAGATGCCCACTGGCGGGAGACTCAAAGATTGGAACCAACTGGTCACAGACACACTAGGGAGGACTATGACACGTAATAAAATCAACGATGTATTGTTCAGATCCTATGCGTCAGGCTTTGCTGTTCAATCTAATTACGCCCGTAAGTATGCGCAGGAAGTTGGTGCATTGGCGTCAATGAATATGATCACCACCAAGGTGGTTCGTGGCAGTGCTCCGCAGTTCGGGAGAACCTGGCGAGTCACTTTGGATGGCATGAAATTTCTATCCGAAGAGGGGATTGTATGAGTTACAAGAAGTTACGACCAAAGTCCATTAGGGTCATGGGTAAGGTCTATCAGATCAAGTTTATACCCACGTCACCGATCGACCATGAGAACCTAGGCCAGTGTGATCACAGGAAAATGCTGATCACCATCGAGGACGATCAGGTTCCTGTCGAGGAGCTGGACACGGTGATCCACGAGATCCTCCATGCCATCTGGTATCAGATGTCAATCGGAGAAGGTCCAATGGAGGAAGAACCTCTTGTCCGCAGGATGGCCAATGGCTTCATTCAGGTGTTCTTGGATAATCAGAATCTTTTGAAATATGTGGCTGCAATCAAAAACGTACCCTTGGAGGAATAACATGCACCCTGAAGCAAAGCTTGTAGCAGAAGCCTGTGTTCGCATTTGTCAGGACAACGAGGCTACCCAGTGTGCCGATATTATTCGATCCATATTTCTCCAACCCGTTCAGCCATGTGTTTTACTGACACCGAAAGTTCCTTATGAAGACAGCCCTAATTGATGCAGATATCCTAGCCTACCAGGCTGCTTCCTATGCGGAACGACCGATTGACTGGGGTGATGGACTGTGGACCCTCCATGCCTTTGAGCAGGAAGCCACCGAGAAGTTCGTCTCCCTGATTGAGAGCGTAAAGGCGAAGGTCGAAGCCGATGATGTGATCCTCGCCCTAAGCGATAAGGAGAACTGGCGTAAGGCCGTCCTCCCCACCTACAAGGCGAATCGATCTGGCACCCGCAAGCCCATGCTCTTGCCCTATCTCAGATCCTATGCGCATGAAAATTACACGGTATATCAACGAGATACGCTTGAGGGTGATGATTGTCTGGGCATCCTAGCCACGATGATCACAACAAATAAGATCTTCAATCCCATCATTTGTTCCCTCGACAAGGACTTCAAGACCATCCCTGGCAAGCACTACAACTTTGGCAAGGATGAGTTCTTTGAGATCACCGAGGCGCAAGCCGATCGCTGGCATATGATCCAGACCCTGACAGGGGACGCTACGGATGGCTATGCAGGTTGCCCCGGCATAGGCCCTGTGAAGGCCGAGAAGCTCGTCCAGTTGGCTCTGGAGGAGGGCACCCCCTGGGCGGACGAGAAGCAGCTCAAGGAGATCTATTGGAAGCATGTGGTGGCTGCCTATAAGAAGGCAGGCTTTGCCGAAGAGGAAGCTCTTGTTCAGGCACGGGTGGCTCGCATATGCCGAGCATCCGACTATGACTTCGAGAATAAGAAGGTTATTTTATGGGAGCCTTATGGAAGCTAAAGACATGCAGGTAGGTGGAAGCCATTACAAGAAAGCAATCCAGCCTTGGGACATTATCTCCGTATGGGGATTGGACTACTGGCGTGGCAACGTTATCAAATATGTGCTTCGTGCCCCAGCCAAGAATGGTCGTGAGGACCTAGAGAAGGCGATACATTATCTTGAGTATCTAATCGAGCACTATGACGAGGTGATCAACGATGACGTTTGAAGAATATCAGCTAAAGGTGAGGATGACTCGCCTTGACTCCGCTACGGATATTTATTGCTTTCTCAATCTGGCTGCTGAAGCAGGAGAGGTTTGCGCCCTTGAGGCCAAGCTGATCAGAGACGGAGGAGACTTTGAGTACTACCGTCAGAATCTAAAGAAGGAACTGGGAGATGTGATGTGGCATGTTGCCGCCATCGCATTGGATCATGGGTTTGATTTGGCATCCATTGCTGAAGCAAACATTGAAAAACTAAAAGGCCGTATGGCTCGAAACACAATCAAGGGAAATGGTGACGACAGGTAATCCAAGCCTAAGAGCGCAGCTTATAACAAGGCGCACATACAATAGACCCACCGATGATTCGGGGAAGAATTTTGAAACATGGGAAGAGACCGTAGATAGAGTGTTGTCTCACCAAGCCTGGCTCTGGATCAGAGCGAGTGGCAAGGATCTGACGGACGAACAGAATGCCGAACTGGAGGAGCTGAGAACCCTCATGCTCCAGCGTAAGGTTCTCACCTCCGGTCGGACCCTCTGGTTGGGTGGCACCACCGTAGCCCAGACACGGGAAGCCTCACAGTTCAACTGTAGCTTCACCCATGTCGAGAGCATCTATGATGTGGTGGATTGCCTCTGGCTCCTCCTCCAGGGCTGTGGTGTGGGATTCCGTCCCATCATTGGACAACTCACTGGCTTCACCAAGCCAATCAATGAGTTGCAGATTATTCGTAGTGAACGTACAGCGAAAGGCGGACGTGAAACAAACAAAGAAACATACGACAACGGAGTCTGGACTATATCCGTGGGAGATTCTGCTGAAGCGTGGGCAAAGTCTATTGGTAAGCTTATGGCTCACCCTTACGCAGCCGACAAGCTGGTCCTGGACTTCTCAGAAATCCGTCCTGCGGGGGAGCGACTTAAAGGCTACGGATGGATCTCCTCAGGAGACACAGCCATCGCCAAAGCGTACGAGGAAATCTTCAAGATCCTCAACCGTCGCTCAGGCTCCCTCCTCAGCCGCATCGATATCCTCGACATCATCAACTGGCTCGGTACGGTCCTCTCGTCCCGCAGGTCAGCGGAAATCGCCCTCTTCAATTACGGAGAAGACGAGTGGCAAGAGTTCGCAGTTGCGAAAAAAGAATTCTGGGTAAACAATATCCAGCGAGCACAATCCAACAACTCCCTGCTTTTCAAGAGCAAACCGTCCCGTCAGGACTTGAAGCATATCCTCGATCTGATGGTAGAGGCGGGTGGATCCGAACCTGGATTCATCAACGGCCAGACGGCAGCAAAGAGGGCACCTTGGTTTAAGGGTGTGAATCCATGTGCAGAGATTCTATTGGGTAACAAGAGTTTCTGTAATCTTACAGAGGTTGATGTTGGCAAATTCAAAGGTGATTCTTCCGGTCTCAGAAGGGCAGTCCATATTGCAGCCAGGGCTAACTACAGGCAAACCTGTGTTGATCTCCGAGATGGTGTGCTCCAAGAAGCTTGGCATCTCAACAACGAGTTCCTACGGCTATGTGGCGTGGGTCTTACGGGTATCGTGCGGAGACCAGACTTGGGTAGTTACGACTATACTGAATTGCAGAGAGCAGCTACTTCGGGAGCTTACTCAATGGCTGATGAGCTTGGGTTACCACGCCCAAAGAACGTCACGACAGTCAAACCGAGTGGGACACTATCGAAGATTATGGACACCACTGAAGGTGTTCACAAACCGCTCGGGAAGTACGTGTTCAACAATGTGAACTTCTCCAAGCATGACCCCCTGGTTCCCCTCTGTCGCCAGGCAGGGTATCGGGTGTTTGACAATCCGATGGATACCGAGTCCGTGCTGATCACCTTCCCAGTCCGTTGGGATGATGTACCCTTTGAGAAGATCCATAGGGACGGCAAGGATCTTGAGGTGAACCTAGAGTCAGCCTTGGCCCAGCTAGAGCGTTACAAGATGCTCATGCAGAACTGGTGCCAGCAGAACGTATCCGCTACAATCAGCTATTCCGTTGATGAAGTGGACGATATTGTGGACTGGCTCATGGATAATTGGGACTTGTATGTGGGTGTTAGCTTCTTGTTTAGAGCGGACCCAACCAAGACAGCCAAGGATCTAGGCTACCTCTATTTACCGCAAGAGGTTGTTTCTAAAGAGGTTTTTGACGAGTACGCCTCTCGTATCCAACCCGTCACGATCGATGAAGCGAACAGCTTTGACGAGCTTGAGGGTATGGAATGCGCAGGTGGAGCTTGTCCAGTTCGATAAGCTAGGGGAGGGGGTCAAACCCCTCCTAACCCCTTGATTTCTTTAGTCCTTGAATTGGAGAACTTATGGATAAAACTAAGCGATTTCCTATAGTTACAAAAGAATTACTTGAAGAGATGGAGAAGAGGTTTCCTGATACGATGCCTGACCATACTCTTTCACACAGCGATATTTTATTTAAGTCGGGCCAAGTTTCAGTGGTCCGTTTGTTACGGTCAGCCTTTGAGGCACAGACTAAAAATGTATTGGAGAACCGATAAATGTGTATGTCCTCACCCAAGGCACCACCCCCACCGCCACCGCCACCTCCTCCAGCTCCTCCTGCACCCGTGCCTGAGTTGAAGCTGAACAAGGATGATCCTTCGATGGACAAGAGCGCAAACGCTCTGAACAAGAAAGGCCGTGCTCGTCTTCGTATTGATATGGCTGATTCAGCCGTTCCCAGCGAAGGCAGTGGTCTAAACATTCCACAATAAGGAGAAAACAGGGATGGAGAATAACCAAACCTGTTCGGGCAAATACTCAAGGCTAGAATCAACTCGTAAGATGTTTCTAGACAGAGCAAGAGAATGTGCCGAGCTAACCATCCCTTCGTTGCTACCTAAGGATGGACATTCAGGTGCTTCTAGGTTGCCTACTCCATGGCAGGGCATTGGTGCTCGTGGCGTAAACAACCTGGCATCAAAGCTCTTGCTTGCATTGCTTCCCCCTAACTCTCCATTCTTTCGCTTGCAGATTGACGACTTCACACTTGAGAAGTTGACTCAGCAGCAAGGTATGAGAGCCAAGGTTGAGGAAGGCCTGAACCGAATCGAACGTTCTGTGATGAACGAAATCGAATCTAACGCCATTCGTGTTGGCGGATTCGAAGCTCTAAAGCACCTGCTTGTTGCAGGTAACGCATTGATTTACTTACCCCCTGAGGGTGGAGTACGAGTGTTCCGTCTTGATCGCTTTGTGGTCAAGAGAGATCCAATGGGCAATGTCCTTGAGATCATCACCAAGGAATCCGTATCTCCCAAGACCCTCCCTGAAGAAGTTCAGGAGATGATCTCATCGGCTGATGGATCTGATTGGGACGGTTATAAGAATGTAGATATGTACACCCACATCTATCGGGATGATAAGAAGTGGAAAGTGTATCAAGAAATCAAGGGACAGAAGATCCCTGGCACAGAAGGTTCTTATCCACTGGATAAGTCCCCATGGATCCCCGTAAGATTCACCAAGATTGACGGTGAGGATTATGGACGTGGCTATGTTGAAGAATACCTAGGTGACCTAAAGTCGCTTGAGGGATTGTCTCAGGCTATCGTTGAGGGTTCTGCTGCTGCTGCTAAAGTTCTCTTCATGGTCAACCCCAACGGGGTTACCGATATGGCCCAGCTTGCTGGAGCCGATAATGGCGCATTCGTTGAGGGAGTACAGACAGACGTAAGTACCCTCCAGCTTAATAAGTTCAATGATTTCCGTGTCGCACTGGAGACGGTAAACACTATCAACGAACGCCTGTCATTCGCCTTCCTCCTCAACTCCGCTGTGCAACGCAGTGGGGAGCGAGTGACTGCTGAAGAGATTCGCTACATGGCCAACGAGCTGGAGTCCGCCCTAGGTGGAATCTACTCGATCCTGAGCCAGGAGTTCCAACTCCCATTGGTGAAGCGAATCATGTTCCAGATGGAACGTCAGAAGCGATTGCCCGTGTTGCCCGAAGGAACCGTTCAGCCTGTGATTGTCACGGGTATGGAGGCTCTCGGTCGTGGTAACGATTTGAATAAATTGAATATGTTCTTCCAAGCTGCGGCTATGATCGCCCAGCTCCCTCCTGAGATCAACAAGTCAGACGCATTGATGCGCACTGGCTCGTCCTTAGGGATCGACATGAAGGGTCTCGTCAAGAGTCCTGAAGAGATCCAAGCTGAAATGCAGGCTGCCCAACAGCAGCAGATGATGCAGATGGCTATGGAGAAGGGAATTGGACCTGCCGTGCAAGCTGGTGGACGTATGATGGAACAAGGAATTGCTAATGCCCAAGGCCAAGCAGCCCAAGGTTCTGAGTGAAACATTCGAGGTGGCTACTGAAGAGGTAGCCCCTCAACCCACTCCTGAACCCAAGGCTAACGATAAACCCCAGTCCAACACCTATGATAAAGTCAATGGTGGCGTGACTCTTACTGTAACTGATTACTAATGGTTGATACTGTAATTGTACCTAGTACTACCCCGACAGAGGACCAAGCCCACGTAGATGCAATGATCGCTAAGGTCGATGCTGCTGCTCAGGCTCCTGCTGACGAAACACCTCCCGCAACCGAACCGACCGAAGATCGCCCCCAGTGGCTCCCAGAGAAATTCAAGTCTCCTGAGGATCTCGCTAAGGCCTATGCAGAGCTTGAAACCAAGCTAGGCAAGCCAGCAGAACCCCAACAGGCTGACCCCAATGCCCAGCCCTCCACCGACCAGGTGAAGGACGAGTTGGCTACCAAGGGTCTGGACTTGTCCAATTTCTCCCAAGAGTTCAACACCAAGGGTGAGCTATCTGCTGAGAGCTATGACAAGCTCGAAAAGGCAGGTTATCCACGGAACATCGTTGACCAGTATATTGATGGTCAAAAGGCACGAGCTGCCCTCTACGAGTCCGAGGTCAAGTCTATTGCTGGTGGTGAAGAACCCTTCTCTGAGATGGTTGAATGGGCGAAAGCCAATCTAACCCCTACAGAGATCTCCGCTTATAACGCAGCCATTGATTCTGGCGATCCAAACATTGCGAAACTAGCAGTATCTGGAATATATCAGAAGTTCTCTGCTGTCCGTCCTGCTGAACCCACCTTGTTCAAGGGTGCAACCAGTGGCTCTGGATCTGCTGATGCCTACGAATCCGTAGCTCAGATGCAGAAAGATATGGCTTCACCTGAATATAAGAACGATCCTGCCTTCCGTGCCAAAGTGGCTGCGAAGCTGAGTCGCTCTAACATTCTCTAAGGAATAACGATGAACCCCCTACTCCTAGGGGGTCTCTTCGATCTTGCTGGAAAGGTCTTTGATAAGCTCTTTCCTAACCCTGCCCAGGCTGCTGAAGCCAAGCTGAAGCTCTTTGAGATGCAACAGCGGGGCGAACTGGCGCAGCTCGAATCGGATACCAAGCTTGCCTTGGGTCAGATGGAGATCAACAAGATTGAAGCTGGCTCCGATAGTTTCTTCAAGTCAGGCTGGAGGCCATCCGTTGGATGGATCTGCACGTTCGGACTTGCATATCAGATTGTGTTTCGACCCTTGTTCACATGGGTAGGAACGAACGTAGCCCAGTGGACGGCACCGCCTCCGCTTGAGCTAGATACATTGATGACCCTCCTGTTCGGGATGTTGGGTCTGGGTGCCTATCGTACATACGAGAAGGTCACAAAGAAGTAACACATTGTTAAGGAATCATTATGCCGCAAGCTAAGAATGGTTTGTATGCAAACATCAACGCCAAGCGTCTGCGTATCCAGCAGGGCTCTGGCGAGCGTATGCGAAAGCCGGGAGAAAAGGGAGCACCTACTGCTTCCGATTTCAAGAATTCTGCGAAGACGGCTAAGAACCGTAACTGAAACAACACCCCTCCTATGGTTTCACCTGTAGGACGCAGCCCTCAGTAATGGGGGCTTGCATTACCTTGTATTGAAGACGCTCCACACTGCATCTCTATGCGGTGGAATTGCAATTCTAAGAACTGATTACACTACCTTTGCCTCCTGCGGGAGATAACTTTGTGTGACGTGTGTCGGGTTCAGGAAGTTGCACTAACTTTCTTCAACTCTACACGAGGTATATTTTATGTCTAACGCAACCCCAAGTCGGTTTGGTTCCATTAACGGAGCAGCCGATAAAGACGCACTCTTTCTAAAAGTCTTCGCAGGTGAAGTGCTAACTGCATTCGCTGAGAAGAACGTAATGATGGACAAGCACTCTGTGCGCACCATCAGCTCTGGTAAGTCAGCTCAGTTCCCTGTAACTGGCAATTTCTCTGCTGAATACCACACTCCTGGTAACGAGATTCTCGGTACCTCCATGAATCACGCAGAGCGTGTCATCACCATTGATGATCTGCTCATCGCTCACACCTTCATCGCTAACATTGATGAAGCTAAGAATCACTATGACGTTCGTGCTAACTACAGCGCAAAGTTGGGCCAGGCTTTGGCTAACACCGCTGACAAGCACCTCTTCCAGAACGCTATCCTTGCAGCTCGTGCATCCGCTACCGTAACTGGTGGCAACGGTGGAAGCCGTGTTACGAACGCTAACATGGGTACTGACTCCGATGTTCTGATCGCTGCTTTGTTTGAAGCTGCTCAGAAGTTCGATGAGAAGGATGTTCCAGAAGATGAGCGTTATGCTTTCTTGAAGCCAGCTCAGTATTACAAGCTTGCACAGAACACCAAGGTCTTGAATAAGGACTGGGGTGGTGCTGGTGTATACGCAGACGGTAAGGTTCTCCGTGTTGCTGGTTTGACCATTGTTGCTTCTAACCACATTCCTACCACCAACATCACCACGGGTGTTGATGCAGGTACTTCGACTCGCTATGCCGTTGATGCTCGTACGACCATTGGCGTTGTATTGCAGAAGGAAGCAATTGGTACTGTTAAGTTGCTCGATCTCGCTATGGAATCCGAGTACGACATCCGTCGTCAGGGTACATTGATGGTTGCTAAGTATGCTATGGGTCATGGCATCTTGCGTCCTGAGTGCGCTATCGAATTGGCTACTGGTGCAGTTGCCTAATCAATGAAGTAACCCCAAGGGGAACTCTCGTAACTGGGGGTTCCCCTTTTTTTTATT